AGAAACCCGTTGACACCCGAAGAATCGGCTTTGAGAGAGCAGGAGGCTTACTGAGATGGAAATAATGAGCAGGCGTAAATTCGGGCAGTTAATGGCTGCAAGTGTAGCTGCTATGAGCAGTTCGGTAAGTATTACGAAAAATTCCTCCGTTGAGGATTCACCTGATTGTGCTAATCCGGAGCATCCCGAAGGATCGTCCAGAGAAATGTTGCCTATGGGTGTTGTCGATAACACCCGCGTTTTTGGGTGCCGTTCTTGTTGGGACGTGAATCAAGTGAAGTCCGTGCGTGTTGTGACAGATCCCGAGTATCAGAGGTGGGTAAGAAGCAAACTTGCCAAACAAGGCCGGTTATTGACAGGGCCACCTCCCACTTTAGCTAACAACTTTTTGGTTAAAAAGAGGGCGGTTTAGCTTGTAGTCGAAAAGGAGTCATGTTGGAAACAATGCTGCATCTCTACGGCGACCCCAGAAATCCGCTGTCGCCGGAAGAGTCGGCTTTGAGAGAGCAGGAGACGTACTGAAATGCACAATTTCGATTTGATTTTTGGGCGTTATGGAATTATCCATCTTGTTTGGAGGGAAAGTAAAAAGTGCAAGATGGGATTTTGGCAGGTAATGTATGACATGATTAGCTACGCACTGAATAACTGCTAAGGAGATAATGCCGCTGTCGCCGGAAGAGTCAGCGCAACGAGAGCAGCAGGTTTATTAACCGCATTTCAACCTTCAACTTGAAAGGATCACAATGTCGAAACTTGCCGCTGTTACCACTGGTCAGCCTACGCAGGGCATCGGTATTGTCTTAAAGAAGCAGCATTTTGTGATGCGTGCAGGTAAGGAGGGCGGTTGTAGTATCGAGGATACAGAAGCTATATTGGCTGCTCTCGCCAAGAATCATCGGTTGCATAACGTGCGAAGACAAGATGACGGTAGTGTGATGTACGAAGTGTATTTGGATAAACAACAGTATCGGGACTTTGTTGGGGATAAACAGTTCTTCGCTAACCAAGCGTGGACTCTTTTTCCAGACGAACCTCTAACCTCGGAAGAACAGGAGTATGTACAGTGAGCAAACTCGCAGCAGTCACCACAGGTCATCCCACGCAGGGCTTAGGCGCCGCGCCTGCTTCTCGTGCCGTTCCTCGTCAGCAATACGCCTCACCTTTGCAGGCCCAGCGCGCCGAGGCGGAGGCCGCAGAAGCTGCGCTGGTCGCGGACCTTGCCGCCGATCTTGCGCCTCCTGCGATCAACCCCCGTTCGGCGCATTCTGCCGCGGCGGCCACGGTCACGGCCGCATGGCTTTCGCTTGAAGCCAAAGAGATCGAAGTCAGTAAATATTTTCGAGAAATCCCCGACGCCAAAACCGGGCTTGAGATGCTCGCGAAGATGCGTCGCCAATGTGATCTCGCTGCGGCCGCATTGCAGCAGCGCATGGATGAGGGGAACCAGGAGCGCTGCTCTGGCTGTGGAAAGACGCTTGAAGAGGCGCGAAAGAGCCAGTGGCTGATGCAGGGGAGCGAGGTCGATCCTGACACCGGTGTGCCGATGCCATATCGTTACTGCGGCCCACAATGTATTCGTGAGCGCAATCGTGAGAAGATGCTGCCACCGGAAGAGAGGAATAAGAAGCGGTTTGACGGGCAGGACGAGGGGGATATAAGGTGAGCCAAAAGTATGAGCAAATTCTTCGCGAGTCTGTCGAGAAATTGGACCTCGGTCCCAATGACATCCTCATTGTGAAGTCTCCCGAGGCCATGTCTACTTTTCTTGAAATGACGCAGGCCGGCGTTGGTTTCTCGAAGTACGCGAATCCCATTTTGCTCGTCCCTGGCGGCCTGGAGAAAGCGACGAAGGAAGATTTGATCGACGCACTACGGATTCTCGACGAGCAGGAGAAGAACGCCGGTAAGGCCGAGGATCAGGTTTCACGGATCATCACGGATTTGAATGCGCCGATGATTCGGAAGGTTCAATAATGGATTCCGTCTCTCCAGTCCTCACTGAAGCTGAAGTTCCTGCGGAGCAAGTGGTTGCGCTTGAACAGATTCAGTTCTTTCCGATCATCGTTGCACGGATATTTTATACAGACGGTCCGCAATCGGAAGGCGGGATCGCCTATACTCTTGCGCGATTCCGGCTTACCGACGCCGAGCGCGCCGCTGTTACTGCTGGTGCGGATTTGGTGATCGGGCAGCCGGGACACGGCCAGTGGACGCCGATTTCGTTGCAGTTGGCGATGCCGGGCGAGTATCCGGCGGCAGAGTAGTAACGGAGAATAATTACGCCCCTCGATCTCAATCACGTTGAGAAGTTCTTCCGCCGTCTGCATATTAGAGATAGGGACGAGGGCATCATGCGTCCGTTCGTGCTGCGTCAGCAGCAGGCGGAAGTTTTAGAGATGTTCAAGGAGCATCTCGCACGTCGTCGTCGTTTGTTTGGCATCACGTTGAAAGCTCGCAGAATTGGCCTGTCCACTCTTGTAACTGCTGTGGGCCAGGCGCATTGCATCGCACATCCAGGCGCGCTCGCGCGGTGCATTGCGCAGAATGCTGAAGTAGCTGCGGCTAATTTTGCGATGGCTTGTAGCTTCCGTGAGGATTGTCGCGATCTGTACCCCGGTGCTCCAAAACCAACGAAGAAAACTTTGCTCTGGCCGCACAGCGATGGGCCAGATTCACAATTCACTCACCATACGGCGGCGACTGTTCATGGTCAACGTGGATTGACTTCTTCGTTTTTACACCTCACGGAAGCAGCGTTTTATCCGTATTCAGGTGCCTTCACTTCGCTCATGAATACGTTAAGCAAGGACCCTAACAATATTTGCATAGTTGAAACAACTGCAAATGGCTTGGAAGGCCCTGGCGAAGCGTACTATCAAGCGTGGGAAGCGGCTGTTGCTGGTGACAATGAATTTCTTGCGATCTTCTTGCCGTGGTGGGACGACCCAGCGTATCAGTTGCCGGAGGAGTTTGCGCTTGACGCTCCTCGCGATGAGTATGAGCGATTCCTGATGAACGACATTAAGCACTGGAGGACGGGGAAGAAAGTAAAGCTAACTAAGTCGCAGATAGCATGGTTTCGTGAAACCCTTTCTACGAAATGCGAGCAGATCATTGAAAAATGGAGGCAAGAGTATCCGAGCACTCCGGAAGAAGCCTTCATCGCTACCGGCAATCCTGCGTTCACTTTGGAGGAAACGCAGTTTGCGGAGAATGCGGTAGTGAAGATTCCATGGCGCGGTCAGTGTGTGCTCAGTGCCGATAGTAGACATGGGGAATTGCAGAAGTCCCTCGATGGCCCCTTGGCACTTTACGAGACTCCGCAAATCAAGCACCACTACTTCGCCGGTGTAGATACAGCGCGCGGTGAAGAATCGACGATGGCGCCGGGCGATTACGCAGCGATTGTGGTCTGGAACGCGGAGACTGGCGATCTTGCTGCGCGCTACGCTTCGCGTGTTTCACCAGAGGAGGTGGCCTCAACCGCCGCTGCCTTGGGCTATTATTTCAATGGTGCGATGCTCAATGTCGAGTTGAACAACTTGGGGTACACAACGATGCGTGAGCTGCGTGACCGGCTTTTTTATCCGCTTCAATATCTCTGGAAGGGCCGCGACGATCGTGCGGACAAATCGAAGCAAGGACAGGCTTACGGATTTGAAACCAGTGACCGCTACCGCCGGATGATGTTCAACTTATTCCGTAATGCTCTCCACCGCAAAGAAGTTGTCCCCAAGGATCGTACTCTTGTCGATCAAATGAAGAAGGCGAAGCTGGAAATGGGCTGGCGGTGGAATGTGGCAGTAGGCCATGACGATGTTTTAATGGCCGCTCTGCTCGGTTGGATCGCAAAGGAACAAAATCATCCGACTGCTTGCTCTCCACGCGCGCCGAAAAACATCCTCATGACGAAAGAAGAACTCGAAAATGCCGGCTTCGACAATACTCGTGGTCAGATGCCTCAATGGCTGAAAGATCCGTCTGTTACCGGCTCCGGGATGCTGCTGACGAGTGGCAACGACCATCTGAAAAAACTTGAAGTCTACAACAAAAAACGCAACAAGCCTGATCGCCTGGCGTGGATTTGATTATGAGAGAAAATGATGATCGAGCAGCACAGCAACAAACTAACTCTGACGTTTCCGACAGCGGACTCGGCGACGACCTTCGCGACTTTCTTAAAAGCCCTGTTCCAGCCGAGCGAGGAAAGCGCAATCTCCTCTCCACCTTCCGGCCTGTCCCCGGCACTGGATCGATCTACGAGTCCGATCCTCTCCTCTCCGCAGCCGTCGATCCTGGATTCCCTGGAACAAAAGCGTTCTCAGCACACCGTCCTGACCGACGAGAGGCTGGAGGCGCTGTTCAATCAGCGGCAGCAGGGGCAGACGCAGCACCAGCGCCTGCTGCGCGCGCAAACAACCTTAAGGGATGGCGTGCTGCCATTCAGCAAACCGGGCGAGACGCCGGCGCCGAGCGGCCAGCCCAGCCCGCGGCAGCGAGCCCAACAGGAGGGGGGATTCGCCGACGGCCAGGCCGACCCCCCGGAAGTGGAAAGAAGAAAGAAGAGTCGACTGCAGCCGGTCTCCCCAAAGACATCCAAAAGCTAGTTCCCAAGGACGCCCAGGTCCCGGCGCCCTCCCCGCGCCTGGTCCCCACTGAGTCGGAGCGTTCCGACGCGCGCCGGTTGTTCCGAGAGATCGGCGAGACCTTCAACAACAATCGGAAGCTGTCGAAAACCAAAGCCTACGCCGCCTTCCGTCACGACCTGATGGCGAATCTCGACACTCTGATCATGGGTGGCGCGATCGATTTGAAGGAAGCGACCACGATCATCACTAATCT